GCAGTTATAAAAGGAGATTTAATTTATAATATTTTATTATATTAGATGGCAAAGCGAGAATGTAATTGCTGTTACAAGCCCCAGAAGACGCTCACCAAATGCTTTATCAATAATACATGTTCTTGGCGTTCTTGTAATAATTGTATAAATAAACAAATAAAAATAGGTGAGGGTTTGGATTTTATATATACATGTCCACATTGTAAAAAACAATCTCAATTCCACAAGCACACAAGATTCTGTAAATATATCAAATCAAATCGTGCTGCTTTACTAAAAATACTCAAACTCCAACAAGAATATATTGGAAAACTCAATGATAAAATGACAAGAATTCATTTCATTGTAGCAAACGTTGGAGGTGATGGTATTCCTCATGCATCTACTGCTTTTACTATTGTAGGAAATCAGTTCCAACCACTGCAAGATATTAACGGTAATGATATATCAGAGTTAGAGGAATTGTCGTTGTAACATATATATTGATTAAGAGTTTTATGACATTGGACATTATTTATGTTATTTTTTTCAGATGAGATTCTCTATTTGAGAGTGTTCAAGGAACAAACCCAAGAGAAGAATTAGAAATGTCCAAATGTCCAGTCCATTTTTCAAAATTCAGGATTTTTATTTTTTTTTTGAAAAGTACTTTTTATAAAAATTTTTAAAAATCCCAAATCGGGAAAATAAAAATGGACATGTGGACATCTGACAATACTCCTCTCACCACATCTCAATAATTTTAGGGGTTTTCTTTTCGTATGGTTTTTTTCCATTTTTAGCACCGTTTGTTTTCAATGCTGATTCTAATACACGTGAATCTTTCGTTACAAATATATCACTTTTCTTTTGTTTTTTTTGCTTGGTGTCTTTGAGGTTCATGTCCTTCACAATAGCCATATTATCAAATGTGTGGCTCTCATAATCACGAATGTTTTTAGTTTTGTTCTTATCCATCTTATATAATATTAAAAGAAAATATTAAAATTTATTATATCGTAAAAATATATAGAATGTCGTTAGTTCAAGTCAGTTCCAATTCGTATAACAAGGATTCAAGTACCCAAGAAAATCAGACAGATATTGGCAACACTGGATCAGATTTTGTCACACGATTCAATGAGGTGTATACCGTTCCAAAAAATGCCCAAGTAGCATTATGCCAAGCTGTTTTTAACCAAAATGCTAATCCAACTGTGGCATTTAATACTCAATCAACAGAAGATCGTAAAACAGCATGTGTTGGATTACTCTTTGGAATATGTAGTGAGGATGGAACAGCCTTTGATTTGGGAGCTTTCAGAAATGGTGTAGCTTATGAAGAAGAACTCCATAATCATATGCCAACAAATATTCCACAACCATTTTTTGCTCCATTGGGTGATTATGGTACGGTTCATGAAGCCTATGATGCTATTGCCAAAACATTGAATTTAACACCAATTCCATCATTACAAGAACGATTTGAAGTTACCTCCGTTACAACTGCGGGTGGAATAACCCAACAAACAATTGAAGGTAATTTTCAAGTATTTACTCGTAATAGTAATACTGATGGTAATGGTGCGGTATTACTACGTAAAAATTTAAAATATATTACCAACGTACCATTATCCGATGATAAAACAGTATATCCCGATGTTGGTATGGCTGTAACATCTGATTTGAATTTTGGAAGTGTATTTCAACAATTAGGTCAAGGTTTAGGGTTAGGTAATCTTGAACGTGTTGCTTTGGAGTCAGAATTAGATACATCCGATGAAAACATTGAAAAATTTGTTTATAGATTCCAACCTGGTTTTGACGCTCCCGACTATAAAAGTACACAATTTATTTACCCAGCAGTAGCTATTTCATCACACAATGGATTTCATGATGCTGATGGACATATAGAGTGTGGACGATTTGGCGGTAATAAGGTTAGACGTGCTAATGTAGGTCCAGGCTTTGAACTCGCTGAATCATTTATGAATAAAAGACTTGGTTCATTTGGTCTTACTCAATGGGTAAGTCCATATGCGGGGAGAGATGGAAAATGGAGTAATGCTTTTGGCAACACTTCAAGTAAAGGAGAATGGTTTACACTGATTACCGATTATTTTGATCCAAATCCAACTATTCCAGCTACCGATCGTTTTACATTACGCCCATATCAATTTGGTGAAATATTGATGGCTAAACTTCAAATCAATGATTTGATGGCATCTGATTTCTTTTTTCTAATCCATCAACCACTTGATAAAGGTATGGAAGATTATGATCCATCAACATTTGATTCTCTTCCTAATTTTGGTTTACCAGCAAGAGTATTTGCTCAAACTCAAACGGTGAGTGGCGTAGTATTAGGAGCGGGTCATACAATATCTATATGTGCTGTTGAGCGTGGGGGAAGCTTTCTTGGAAATCAAGTAAAAGATATTGATACTGGTACTGTTGATCAAGAGGCAGATAGAATAGATCTTGATCCCGATAGTTATTATAGACCAAGACTTGTAGTTTTGGCTACTGGTGATAAATTAGCCAATGATTTATTCGGCGTTCCGTATTCGGGGTATTTGGATTGTACCAATATCCCCGAGCCAAGGGATGATGAAGAAACCCAAGCACTACGATTTATGAATATTGAATATGGTGATTTGGAGGATTTCGTTCTTGAAAATGGATTTTTCCCTTGTTTTGATGATATTGTATCACCATTTGATGATGGCAATTGCTTGGAAGGTTTAGAGATTATGAATTCAGCATATAGAATTAAATTTTTTAGACCTAACCACAATCATTCTTCCGATCCTGGTAATACATTCCCAAACTTGGTACAAATAACGGCTTGTAGAAAACATGCTTCCTGGTTGGATTTATCAGCTACGCCAGATCCAAGACAACCCGTTATTGGTCGTATTAATCAAGCAACCTATCCATTACAATTCAAAGTAGGATTGACTCGTCAAGATGATGAATGTAGAAATGTGAAATATGTTCCAGTAGCTACTTCAAAAAATTGCTATGATTTAATCAAGGAAAGAGCATTAAGTGAATATAATATTAGTGAATATTTAGCAGCAAATCAACCTCTTCCCAATAAATTATTGAATGCGGGTTGGTGTAATTGGACAACACCAGTAACAAACTATTATCCTATATTTTCACGTGATGGAACTCCTTTTATTCCAGAAAATCGCCATCCAACAGATAATGGAGTAGATTCATTTACTTCTGGTGCTGGTGCTTTTACCACTACCACAAAAGCGGTTAGGGGAAATGTAATGATAATTTTAGGTGGAAATGTTAAGAATCCTGGTTTGAATACAATTGACACCAATCCTTACAATCCATATACTGGACTAAATCCATTCCTTTCACCAAATATTGTAAATAAAATGTATTTTGATATTAAAAAACCATTTGGAAATTATAATAAAGATGATTCACCATTACAAAAACCACCAATTGATCCAGATGATCCAGAACCAGAAGGAGCATATTTTGTAATACCAGCTACTCTTGGAAGCGGAGCTGTTGGAGCAAATCCTGGATTTACCAGATTTTCCAATAGTTACGATTTGACTACTGGATATACAACTCCATATCCCAGAGGTATGTATGTACACTTATTGGATTTACCAAATTTTTCCGTTATGGGTTCAGTATCCGAGGTAAACAGTAAAATGATTGGATTAATTAATGATTACGATAGAATGTATACATCTACCGAAGGATTGCCAATTCAAGGATTGAGTCTTCAATCTTCCCAAAAATTCCCAATATATGTAGATTTGAGAAATGCACAAGAATATAAATTGAGTTCTCTACATATCAAAATCACTGATAGATATAATAATTTAGTCAGTAATCTTACCAATGTTCAGTTGATTTTACACATACGTGAAAAACCTCCAATCCAAGGTGAACCAACATATTTAGGTCGTTAAGATAATTTTTATTTTTATTAGAAAAAATATATAATAAAAATAAAATATGTTAGATAATTATATGGATAGATTACCAAAATTGCCAGAAACTCCTGCTGTTGTGCCTGAACCTGTCCCAGTACCAAAAGAAGAAATATTTGTAACAAAAGATACAGCACCCGCGGTTGATGCTACGGCTTTACCAACACCTGAAAGCGAACCCAAACCCGAAAAAAAGAAAAGACAGATGACTTCAAAGCAATTAGAACATCTCCAAAGGATGCGTGAAAAAGCATCAGCTACACGTCAAGCAAAATTAGCCGAAAAGATGCCTAACCAAACTGTTCCTCCAACAGCACCAGTTGCCACTCCAACCCAAGTCCCTTTTGACATACAGAATCAGACACCTCCTCCAAGTCCTCCTCATCATGCTCAACCATTACCTCGTCCATCAGCTCCCGTTCCCGCTCCTCAACCCCAATATATTTATCATATGCAACAACCCGATATGAATAATTATGTGCGAAGGGAAGATATGGAAAAAATTGTAGCCAATGCTTTGGATACCCAGCATAAGAAGATAATGGCAGAAGCACAACGTATCCGCCAAGAGGCACAAGCCAAGAAAGAAGCCGAGGATAAAGAAGCCAAACAAAAGGCTGTAATGAATTCATTAATTAGACCAAATGTTAAAAAAAATAAGTTTTATTAATTTATCCGTATAATTATATAGATGGAAAAAGTCCCAAAGATATTACAAGTTAAACCACCAGAGGGAACAATTGATGTCAATGAAGGTCTACACCCACATCTTCCTAAACAACCAGTATTAGTAACAATATATGGTCAATATAAATCTGGAAAAAGCAATTTAATTTCTAATCTTATATTGAATGATGATTTTTATCGTGGACGAATGGATAGAGTTGTACTAATATCACCCACAGCTTTGAATGATGATTCTATGAGATTTTTAGTTGAAGATGAAAAAATTGATGTGGTGAATGAATATTCCGATGATTATTTGAATGCTTTATTGGAATTTCAATTGGAACAACCAAAAGAATATCGTGATAGAATTATGCTAATTGCTGATGATGCCTTACAATACATAAAACCACGTGGAAAAAATAGTGGATTAACTCATTTAGCTACGAAATTCCGACACTATAATATTGGTTTATTTATTGTAGTTAGCCAATATTACAAAGCATTACCACCCATGATTAGATCAAATTCTGGTAGTATTATAGTTATGAGAATTCCAAACACCAAAGTGTTGAAAGATATGGCAGAAGAATTAGATGGATTTCTTAATGGTAATTTTATGAAATTATATGTTAAGGCAGTATTAAGTGAACCATATTCTTTTATGCATATAGATATGAGGGAAAATCCTCCAATAGCTTATGAACGATTTGAGCGACCTTTATATAGGGGAAGATGGTTGGTTGATGAACCCGCAGATGTTGATATTAATAATTTATTGAGATCCGAGCAAGATATGGATCAGTCATTAATATCCAAACCCAACGCGGAAAAACCATTATCAGAAAAAAAATCAGTAAAGAAAAATGTAAAGTTATAGTATATCATGACAACTGTTGAACAAATCCCTGGTTTAGGAAATGGTAAGCAAAATGTTATAATTCCACCTTCAAATAATCCATCATCTAACTCATACTCGTTTGAGGGAAATAACTTGGTTCAGTTTCAGATACCTAATTCCATGGTGCTTCTTAATCCCTCTACGATCCGAATAAGTGGTTCTCTCCGATTTGTTAACAATGCGGGTATGACACAAGGAGCAGCGGGAGATTGGGCATCAATTTTTCAAGATCCTTATCTTGGTATAAATACAGTATTTAGAACAGTAGAATTTTCGTCAACTGGTGGTAATCGTCAAAGTATTGAGAAAATTCAGAATTATCCACAAATGTTACAATGTATTCTTCCCGCATTGAATAATACCAGTGATTATTTGAGTTCAATGCAGAGTGGAAATCTTGCTTCCCAGAATATTGAATATGGATCTCAATACGTAATGCAAAATGCTTCATTTTATAACGGTGCTGGTGATGGAAAAGCATTTGGAATACGATTTAGCACACCTCTATATACTGGACTTACTATGGCTTCTGGTCAAAAGCTACCCCTTGCCCATCTCAATGGTTTGACGGTAACTCTTGAATTAGCCAGTAATACAGCAGTATTTGTATCAAACGAAGCCGATGCCACACTAATCCCAAATATTAAATATGAATTATTTGATCTCAAATTAGAATGTGAATTATATCAGCCAACAGCACCTGAACGTGAAGCTCTTATGTCTCAAAAGAATGGAACACTCATGTGCAATACATTTACCAGTTTATTTTCAGTACTACAATCTGCTAATAATAATAGTCAATTTAATTTAGGCATAAAAGAATTGATTTCTGTATTTTTTAAATTTATTCCAACGAAAGCGGTGAATAATCTTTCCCTTAATGAATATCAGTCTACACGACTTATGAATTCAGCTGATAGTCTTCAACAGATTATCAAGGCACGGTTTATGCGGAGCGGAACTGAATTTCCACTTATGTTCCCAATAAATGTAGTTGGTAATTCCAATGAAGCAGAATTAAATAAATATTATTTACAAGCACTCAAAAATGTTAATGTAAGACGTGATCCAAAAGTATCAGTATCCAATCAAACTAATGATCCACGTTTTGCGATTGGTTCTAATGGATTTAAATTTGAAACAGCATCCCAGATTACTGCTTTTAATAAGTCAAATGTAGTATATGGAGTTGGATACGATTATTTCTCGTCTATGTCTGGTGCTAATTTTGATGGAAAGCCATTGACGCTAAATATTGAGAGCAATCTTTCCGATGGTAATACCAATGCTATGTACGTTTTTGTTCTTGCTAAAACTATGATTGCTTTCAGCGATGCGGGAGTTCAAGTAATGAATTAAGAAAAAATAATTAGAAGACATATTATAAAAAAATAAAAGTTTCCTAATATATAGAATGGATAGTCTTCCCGAGGAATTACGTTTTCAACCAATGTCAACTCCACATTCAGCAACCTTGCTTAATATTAAAACTCAACCAGTATCGTTTCTTGCTGATAATTTAGTAAGATTTCAAGTTCCCAGTTCTGGAATCCTTAATTCTGGAAGTGCTTACATAGAATTTGCGGTTGCTCCAAACTTTGTAGGAGCGGGTTTCCCACTTGCTGTTGGTAGTCATGCAGTTATTTCCAGAGCCAGATTGATGACACAAGGTGGAAGAATATTAGCTGATCAACGTGATTTTAACCTAAAACAAGTATGTGAAAAACCATTTAGAACTGCTGAATATTCACGATTTGTAGCACCATATCTTGATGGCAGTTTCTTTTCATTTACTATTAATGAAACTGGTACTGTTGATGGTGCTGGAACATCACTCCAAGAAAAACTAATTGTTGCGGGTGTTCCCGAAGAAATCCAAGCTGATGGTTCAAGGCAAGGAATTAATGATTCTATGTTGTGGTCAAGACCCCAAGTCATCACACCATACAAAGGTCAAGAAACTGGTCACCTCCAACAGTTTAGGGTAACACTAACCGAACTGTTCCCTATGCTTTACTCACATCAGCTACCCGTAAGTATCATGGAAACACTATATATTGAATTAGAATGGCGTAAAGATAATGCTCGTGGTGCTGTATTCTGTGCTACCGCTAATCAAGGTGCTGCTTTTGTACCCATAGCACCCGCAACAACAGATGCACGTAATTACGTTGCGGGTAACGGGGTTACAGAAAATGGTCTATTTTTGATTACTGATCATATTATATTTGATAATCCAGAAGTTCAAGCACGTATTGAAGCCCATGCGGAACAGCATGGTGGTATTGCTTTCCCATTTCAAGATTATGAACTTTCACTTCTATCTGTTACTGCTCCTGATATGGGAGCGGGTACTCAAACCACATATGAAACCAGTCGTGAATTGGGTGCTAATGAATATAAACTATGTAGTATTAAAACGATAGAACAATCCACAGATCTTACTGGATTTGGTACACCAAATATATTTGGATTTTATCATAGTACTACACCCCAACAATCTATCAAATCTATTAATTATTCTTTTAATGATATTAATCTATACCCAAACAACGATTCCCAACTACCTGTCCAATACGATAGAGTATCTGAAATATATGATCATACTGAATTATCCATCCCTCGTCCCGTATACGGCACTGAAATTTCACTTGCTCTTCAACCAATATTGGCTACAATGTTTTTCCAAGGTTCACCCATGACTGGCATTAGTAATGCAATGAATGTGCAAGGAGTTTATTTGAAGGATATGATGGGCAAAGAGTTACAAAATGGTAATTCAGCAATCAGAACATTTGTTAAATATACGTCAAATGCGGAAAAGGGAGAACTCAATGATGGACTTAACTCGCAATTCTTCATTGAATATAAGAGGGAATTAGCGGTTAGCAAAACTGGTGCTGTCATGGTCAATGAGTATAGTTAGAATAAAAATATAAAAATATTTTATTAAAATATAATATATGCCTCCGAAAAAATACCCACCGAAAGCTATGCCTGGTCCTAAAAAACCTGATAAAAGTTTACCAAAAGAATCTGTTACACTGAAAGATAGTGATGGAAAACCAAAAAGGGTTGAATATAGAGAAGGCGGTCTCCGAAAAGCTCTTGACTTCCCCGATAACAAACCTGTCCCAAAATCATTAATGGAAAGAATTGCAAAAGCAAAGGATGATGATGAAATAACTTATTTAGCGGGAAAAAAGAAGATTAAGGTTACTCCTACTCTACGCCGTCAAGCGGTATTGGGACTTAACCTCATGAAAGGTAATTAGATATATTGCGTATATATATTTAAATATATATTGCGTTATATATATAAATGGAAACTATTGATAATAAGCGTAAAATTGGTCGCCCTCGCAAATATTATACAAAAGATGAACATGATCAAGCTCAACGTCGTTACCGTAAGACTTGGTATGAAAATAATAAGGAATATGTACGTGATTCCCGTAATTTAGATAGGGAACGTGAAAAGCGTAAGCTTCGTACAGCATCGGGATATTTTGCTATATATTCTGGTGATGATACATATTTTGGTTATTCTCGTGATATTCAGAGTAGAGCAAGGGATATAATCAAGCACATAGAACGTAATGATAAAAATACTACGTTTTATGATAAATTTGATAATACAAAAAAATACGATTGGAAAATACTTGCCTTTGCTGAAAAACCAAATGATGAAATGTTAGATGGGTTGGTTGAAACTGAAACTAATAATAATCCAAATATTAATATTATATAATTATATTCAAAGATCGTCATCGCTGTGTTCATCTGGGTTGATACCCTCATCATCACTATCTAAATCACATTCCCATTCATCAAGTTCTTCCAGTTTCCGTTTGAGATAGAATGGATGGATATAATAACACTCCTTTCTTGTACCCCCATTTTTATTAGCGGGTTTATAATTCACCTTAAAATCATTGAGAACACGGAAATCGTGATCTAATCCAACACTTCGTGCTGAATGCTTATCTCCTGAATATTGCTTGAATAAGGCAGAGAATCCTTCCTTGGTAATGCTTAAATAATATTTATCATCACCAAGCATATTTTTAGTACCATGCTTGATACAAGTAGCAAATGTGCTATCTTTATCAATATCTTCATCAAATATATTCTCAATCTCATATCCATCAATACTACGGAAAACTCCTGGTGTTGTGAGTATATGCTTGACGAATCTATTTGTATTCATATTTTTATACAGATCCTCTTGGGACTTGTGGAACTGTGTTTTGCATTTATCAATCTCCTCTTCAAAATTAAAATCTTTAATAATTTCTTCTTTTAGGTGAGAACCAATATCAAGCATAAATTCATCAGTTTTCATTAGACCGATGAGCTTTGTCCAAAATGCATTCTTTTCCTTGGAAGCCTTTTCCCACCAAGTAAGAAAGAACATAAATCTACGCTGACCTTCTTCATTCTGAAATAATCTATAATTATTGGTAGCAATCATACACGTGATATACGGAACAACATCAAAGATAGCCTCACCTTTGCCTTCAATTGGCATCTTTTCCTCTGTTACTATGAAATTCTTGAACATTCCCATCACGCCCTGAAAATCAACCCAGTTTGGCTCTTCAATACAAAGAAACATTTTTTCCAATAGATTTCTGTTGAAACGATGGAATACATCTTCTCTTGGGCGTACTGATGTGTGAACGTGCTGTTTTCCAATCCATCTACGGATAAACATAGCCAATGTACTCTTACCTGAACCTTGTTTTCCACAGAATATTGGACAAATCTTTGGTTTTCTAATGAATAAGAAATATGCCAACCATTGGATTAGGAACTTACAAGCATCCTCTTGCCCATTACACAGTCTTTTGAGTAGATAATCATTCTTGAAAAATTCCCAATGAAGCTTATGATTAGGCGATCGTTCCCATTCTAATAATTTTATATGATATTTTAAGCTATCAGAAAATACATTATATGTTTTATATTCTCTTTCCGTCAACGGCATATCTGGATAGTAATATTGGGGTTTACCTTTTTTATCCGTAACCTCATTGCCTTCTGAATCAACCATGATTTTTTTGTACTGATCCCTGTATTTTTCCCATGTAATTGGTGACCTTCTCATTCCAATATGAGCATTATTGATAAGTTCATATGGATTTGCTGAAATAGTCCACCATTCAGCTCTTTTAGCGTCATCAAACCATTTCTTGAAAAAATTTGGTTTATCCCATGAAAAGAAATGATGTTTCATTGTATCATCATCACCAAATACTATTGGATTACCTTCCTTGGTTGTGTGTCTGAATAAAAATGTACCTTTTCCACTACTGACCTTACAATCACGAAGTGCTGACCAACCAAGATTTAATTCAAAGTGTTCCTTGGTATCAAGATATAGCATTTCTTTATGCTCTTCCACAATCAGAGGAGCAATACGCATAAATTCTTGTTCATCTACTTGCTTGATCATATCAAGAAGCCAGAATTCA